CTTCATTTCTTATACGTAAATATGCACGGCGACTATTACAAAGTTGTCGTGCAAACTAACGATATTGACACCGTGCTTTCATACTTTGAAAAGAATAATGGTATTGTGAGATACGGCGGCACGTACAGCAAGAAATTAAGAGACCCTGCAAACAAGATGATACCGGGGGGGAAGATAATAAGATGTTCCTACGTAGGCAAGCATATACAAAAGGGGGTAAAGCCGGATAGAAGGCATACAGTAATATGAAATACATAGATGAAATAATCCGAAGGTATTTAAACGGAGAGCTTTCTGATTGCGAAGCCATAGACAACATTGAAAGATTGACGGCAAGAGAAGAATATCAAAAGGACGTAGACTACAATCGGTTCCTGAACACTCTATCAAAATACCAAGGCTATTCACTAAGCAAATCGCCGGAGGAAGTGTATCTTGAAAAAGAAAAATCAGAAGTTATTATACATTTCCTTTCATGGCTACAGACTGTAACGGAGGAAGATAAATGGAAGTTGTTCCGTGATTTTATTCTAAGCGAAAAGTCCGTTCGCAAGTATGCTAAGAAAAATAAGCTGAACAAAAATACATTCTATTCGCAAGTTAGAACAGCGAGGAATATTATGAAGGAAGATTTGGATTACTACAACGAAAAAATATTTGATTTAAGGGAGTATTTAGATGGGTAAAGTAATCGTACCGGAGAAAGTAAGTGCATTAAAGGCTATCAGAAAGAAATGTTTAGACTGTTGTGGCGGTTACACCAAAGAAGTAGAACTTTGTGACATAACCGACTGCACGCTTCACCCGTATAGGTTTGGAATCAATCCTTCAACCTATGTAAAGAATCAGAAAAAGAAGGGTGGTGAGAACAAATGTTCTCAAAAGATGATAGGTGGCAACACCGGTCGAAGCCGGGAAGGAAAAAGAAAAAGGTCAGAAAGCTAAGCGAAAGGCAAAGAGTCTTTGTAGATAAACTGGTGGAAACTGGTGACCAAAAAGAAGCCAAGGCGTTAGCCGGATATAAACCGACTGCCAATCCATTAGCCAGTCCAAACGTAACCAAAGAATACGAGGAAAAAATACAAATCCTAAAAGAGAAGTTTGTAAATCACGCAGATGAAATGTGCGAAAATATGGTAAATCTAGCTAGAACAAGTAAATCCGACTCCGTTAAGTTCCAAGCTACCAAAGATATATTAGATAGAGCAGGACTTGCTCCGGTTAGTAAAAGCGAAACAGAAACCAAGAATTATATTGACGTAGGCAGCAGGTTTGCCCGTGGTGCAATAGAACGCTACCTAAAAGAAAACACCATAGATGTAACTCCAATAGAAAAGGACCCCGAATAATCGGGGTCTATTTTTTTTATGTTTTTTATTCTTTTTTCTTTTTATCGTAAGCGTCGATAATTCCCTCTACAGAACGAATCATATCAAAACATTTTGAGATAGCTTCATCTGCTAGAAAATCTTGCGAGTCGCTGTTATCACAATGTTTAATAGCAGCTGCATATTTGTTTAACGTGCATTCTGCATATAGAACTTCCGTTACCAGTGCTGCCACCATCTTTTCCTCTAACGGCTTTTCCTTATTGTCCATTGTCATCGTCCTCCGTATCTAATACAATTTTCGCAGGCTCTTTTTCTTTCTCCGTGTCTAAAAAGATATTCATAATTCTACTCTTTTTCTCTTGTATTCTATTTACAATCCTAGCCCTTGTTTCAAAGTCGATACCCTCCATATCCAAAATCTCAATTTGCACATCGCTTAATTCCTCGAAACATTTTCCAATCTTATCCATCTTATCAATAATCATTGTTCTACCTCCTCGAAAGCCTTATCAATAGCACCGCAGACAATGCCGGCTAGAATTACCGAATAAAAGATATCCATTTCAAGGTTAAAGTAAGCCGTAAGTGTTATGAATAACAGAATCATCATAATAAACATAATCAACCGTCCTTTCTACACTTCATGATAATAAGGTGCGTTTTTACAATAGTCAAGGTCACTTTCAAGAATCTCGATACGACCTTCTGCCTGAAATAATTCATGCTCCAGCTTATCACGTTCCTCCTCCAAGTCCTCCAGTTGCCACTCTTTCTGTTGCAATTCCTTCTCCAACAAAGCTACTTGATTTTTCAAAATTTCAATTTTCATTTTGTCTGTCATGGTTATCACCTCTATAAGTATCTTATCACAAATTTAAAATGCTGTCAACTATAAAATACCTTCAATTTCAATTTCTTTCCATGCTGCCGTGTTCAGTTTTTGATAGTCAATAGAGTTGTCCATAGTCATCATGTAAATCTGACAATCGTTCGTCTGAGATATTCTATGTATTCTATCTTGTGCTTGTTCATGAATATCCGGACTCCACAAATATTCGCAAAATAAAGCCACATGTGCAGAAGTCAATGTAATACCGGTGCAGGACGCTTGTAAGCTACAAAAGATAGGAATACATTCATCACTGTTCTGAAATGCGTCTATATTCTTTTGTCTTACTTTCGCCGTTTGGCTGCCGTTCACACATAAAGCGTCATCTCCGAAATAGTCTTTTAAATCCTCGAATAATTTCTTGTGATGATAGAATACTACAACTTTCTTTCTTTGAAAAATAGTAGTCTTTCTGATGAAGTCAATGATAGCGTTCAACTTCATTCTATTTACGGCTTGCTGGTCTTTTTCAATCTCTGCAAAAGATGACGATTTTTTCTGCTGTCCTGCACTACCAATTTTAAGAGTGATAATTTCCTTTTTAGGCAATTCAATACCACAGGACTTCTTTGTTCTTTTTAAAACGAACGGTTTAATTTTCTGGGATAATTCCCGTTTATTGCTACTACCTTTAAAGTCCCACCCGTAACCAGTCCAAAACGGGTCACAATAACGTTTATAAAACTTCCAGTAGCCGCCGAACACTCTATCTAATAATCCCATAATAGAGAACAGGCTTGCCAAGTCAACCGGACCTCGACTCATCGGTGTGCCGGTGAGAAGTAGTTTTCTGGGCAACTTGTCTGCAACTTCTTTTGCCAAAATATGACGTTCTGAATCCTTATTTTTTAAATAGTGGGCTTCGTCGAATACAACACCTCCAAAATTACGACTCTTCATATTTAACTTCACGTTACCAAGACGTTCGTAATTTGTCACGTAAAACTGCCCGTTAGGATTGTCGGGAACAACGTTCACATTCGCCCACATTTTAATCTCTTTACACCAATTAGCCTTAACGCTTGCAGGGCAAATGATAATCCAAGGAACACCAGTATCTTTTATAGCACTGATAGTCATTGCTGTCTTACCTAATCCCATTTCATCGGCAATAAGTAAGTGACTCATTTTTCTTTTGATTATTTCAACTCCAGTTTTCTGATGTTCCTTTAACTCCATTTTATTTCACCTCTTAATGTTTTAATCCAAGATAATTATTTTTACTGTCAAACTCCACAAATTTACATTCTTCGTGACTATCATCTATATCTTTTACGAACGTTATTAAGATATTGCCGGCAATCTCCGGCACATGTTCGTTCTGCCAAAGGTTATCATAAGCAACGTCAATCACCTTATCATAATCATCACCTTTGTATGCAACAACACTTCCGCCTTCGCCTTTGTAGTAAAACACTACATTGTAATGTTCCGGTTTTACCGTATCCAAGTCGTTCTGCAATAAGGCTTTTAATTCTTCTTTGGTCATCATAATAACACGTCCTTTCTGTAGATAATCATAGCATATAATTTAAAACTTTTCAATATAGTCTTTGTTTAACAACTGTAAAAATGTTTCGGAGCCTACAAACTCAAGCGTTTGCGTTAATAATTCGTATACGCCTTCTTTTGTTGTAGCTAGCTGCAGATAGCCTAACCAATCCACATAGAATATTATACAATCTTCAAAAGAAAAGAAGTTGCTCATTTTCATATCAGTACCATTTGATACAAATTGTGCTATTTGAGTCGGAGTTACACCTTCGCAAAACTTATCAAATTCTTCCGCAAAATATACAACATTATCAAAGTTGCTTTCATTGTTAGCAATGATATTATTCACACGAACAACTTCACGTAATCCGAATTGTTTTACCAACTCTTCTATTTTTTCTTTAATCATCTTCTTCGTCCTCTTGATATTCTTTGGCAATGTCGATGAGATAATCATCATCAATGTTTTCGATAACATAATCAATCACTTTATCTATGCGTATCGTTTTGATAAACGTTCCCTTGTTAACGACAACATAATCATCTGTAAGTCTTACGTCACCATACACTACCATTTTTATTAAATCCATAGGGGGGATATCTTCAACCAAATCGTAAAGTTCATCAATATCAAATATTTCTTCTTCCCAAAAGTTTTTCACGTCACTTACATAATGATTATATTCATCAATCACTTCATAAAGGGACATGTCCTTCCATATTTCTACCGCCTGTTCTCTTGTCATAGTTATCTTCCCCTCTTAAAAAAATCTTCTAAATGTTCTCATCATACGAACAAAATCATTAGGGTTGTCGATTAAATCTTCTACGGCTGCCTCCAAGTCTATCATTAATCCTTCAACAAATCTATCCCTTGCTTTATCAAGTATATCCGGCTCGGACTTTTTCCATGCCCAAGTTAAGTCAAGAGGTTGACAATCGTTAATTTCATCTTGCAGTTGCGACTGAGTATCCCAGTCGTTATATAGATACTCTTTCGACTGTTCTGCATATTTCAAACAATCTTCAATATAATCTTCAAGCGTATAGGCAAACGCCTTACTGTTAACCTCTTTAATCTTGTCAACGGCAAGTTTTATTTCCCAAGGTGCAGACTCTTCGTCCACACCTTCCGCTGTTTTGCAAAGTAGCTTAAATTCTTTCTCAGTCATGCCCAGTTGTTTTGCCAAGTCTTTATCCAACAACTTCTGCACAAACATATTCCGAATATCCATGTTGTCCACCTTATCCTTCCAAAATATCATTGTCAATAATGTTACCATATTTATCGAATACAATATCATCCATTGAGATTAATTCGTCACGGAACTCATCACTATAATAGTATTCGTCGTTCAATTCTAAATCGTGTGCCACTTTTTTCAATGACTCTTTAACATACTCCAGTGCCGTATTTTCAATTACACTGTATGCCTTATCGTCTAATTCGCATTCAGAAAAATCTCCATATTCGTAAATCTCGCAACCGTAACGTATTTTTTTAATCTCAACTTCACTGGGACCAAGTCCTTCGGGCAACATAACTTTTTTATTTTCATCGTTATAAATTCTTTTAAATACTTCGGCAACAGCCTTTTCGGATAATTCTACATTGTTAGCGTCCGCATAGGTAGGATACAATCCAAACTCCAGGTTACCACAATCCAAGCCAAAGCAATCAATTAAAGTGGTTTCCATATCTTCTCTAGCAAAAGTCCAAAAGTAATTCTCCGAATAATTTTCTTGCAGGTTTTTAAGAAGTTTCTTTGCGTTTTCCAAAGCGTTTCCTTCCAATTCTTCAAATTGATATACTTGCACTTTTTTAGTTTTCATGATATTATTCCTCCAGTTATCTGTACGTTTCTTTACCAAGATAGTTATTGTTTTTGTCAAAGTGGTACACACGCCACTTTTCATACTTTGCCGAAATAAGCGTTACCCAAAACTCTACATGATTACATTCTTCCAAAGGTCGTTCATTATCACTTAATTCTTCCATTAAGCGGGCATTGAATATATCACCGTCACAACCTCTGTACACGATAAATCCTTCTTCACAAATCTCAAAACCAACACCGTCAACTC